AGGCCCGGGCCTATGGATTCGCGGAGCTGCGCGCCTTTCGCGCCGAGAAGCTGAGGCATTGGGAAGCCCTGGCCAGCAACGGACGACAGGCCTGGGTGCTGAGGCTGGTGGCCGGACAGGGGCGCACCATCAATTCAATCGCGCCAGGCGGCTCGGCGCGCGCCGCTAACACCAAAGCGCTGATGGCGGTGCTGGGCGAGATCGCCCGGGAGCGGGGCCTGAGGCGATGAGTGAGCGGCGCAAATCAGGGGAGAAAATAGCGACGGTCGCCGTTCTCGCCGCCCGCCGTCAGGCCAAGGGGCGCTCCAAGCCGGCATCCGACGCGGCTGATCCGACTGTTTCTGAGGCGGCCGATCCGGAAGCGTCCGAGGCGGTCGATCCGGCGGCGCAGTTCCGATCGAAGGCGCAAGCGCACGCCTTGGACGCACTGGCGGTGTTGGCCTCGCTGATGAAGGAAGGCTCATCCGATGCGGTGCGGGCGTCCGCCGCCAATTCGGTGATCGACCGTGCGCATGGCCGCGCGGCCCAGGCGGTGAGGGTGGGTGGCTCCGGCGGCGAAGACGCCGAGGGCGTTGAATTGAGTTTTACATGGCTAACTCCAGAAAAATCCTGATCCCCTATGCGCCACGCGCGGCCTTCGCCGGGTTTCACGAGCGCAGCCAGCGATGGGCCTGCATCGTGGCGCACCGCCGGGCAGGCAAGACCGTGGCTGCGATCAACGAGCTGATCCGCGCCGCTCTGCGCTGCGAGCGGCCTGAGCCGCGATTGGCCTATGTGGCGCCCTACACCAGCCAGGCCAAGGATCTGGCCTGGGGGTATCTGAAGCAATACACGGCGCCGATTCCAGGGGGGCGGCCCAATGTGTCCGAACTGAGAATTGATCTGCCCAACGGCGGGCGGGTGCGGCTTTACGGCGCCGATAACTACAACCGCCTGCGAGGCATCTATCTGGATGGGGTGGTGCTGGACGAATACGCCGACATGGACCCACGCGCCTGGAGCGAGGTGATCCGCCCGGCCCTGGCCGACCGCGCGGGCTGGGCCACCTTCATCGGCACGCCCAAGGGCCGCAACGGATTTTGGGAAATCTATGAAAAAGCGAAAGTTTCACCGGATTGGTTCGCGTTGCGGCTGAAGTCTTCACAGACAGGCCTTGTACCCGAGGCCGAACTGGAAGCGATGAGGCGGGAATTATCGGCGGACGAATACGCCCGCGAGATGGAAACCAGCTTCGACGCGGCCGTGGCCGGCGCCTATTTCGCCGACGCCCTGAATCGGGCGGAGAGCGAGGGCCGGATCGGCCGCGCGCCGCACGACCCGGCGGCGGAAGTGCACGCCGCCTTCGACCTGGGCATAGGCGACGCCACGGCCGTGTGGCTCGCGCAGTTTGTGGGGCGCGAAATCCGTTTGATCGACTATATCGAAAACAGCGGTGTGGCGCTGGACTGGTATGCCCGGGCCCTGCGCGAACGGCCCTATCTGTACGCCCCGCTGATCCTGCCCCATGACGCCAAGGCCCGGGAACTCGGCACGGGCAAGAGTCGCCTGGAGCTGCTGGAGGCGATGGGCTTCGCCGTACGCCTGGCGCCGCGCCTGTCGCCGCTGGACGGCATAGAGGCGGTGCGGCGTTTGCTGCCGCGGACCTGGATCGACGCGGACCGATGCGGTCCGGGGCTGAGAGCCTTGCGCGACTACCGCGAACATCGGGACGCTAAGCGGCGGGTGGCGCTCGGGCCCCTGCACGACTGGACCAGCCATGCGGCGGACGCCCTGCGCTATCTGATGACCGCTTATGAGGAGCCGCAAAGCAGGGGCAGGGCTACAACGCGAGCGCGCGGGCACTCGGGAGGATGGATGGGGTGAGGCCGTTCGGCGGGCGGGTTTGACTGTTGGACTGTCCGACGGACAGAGACTTGGCCAGGTCTTGTGACGGATTGCCGGCCAAAGGTCGCCTCGGGCTTTTCAGAGCGCGTGCAAGGTAAAGAGCTGGACAAACCCTATCGTCAGTTCGGCCAGGATAAGGACCACCACAAGCATTTCCAGGCGTAGGAACCGGGCTGTGTCCTGCAGATCGACCAGGGCTGTGGCGCTGGAGGCGATCGCAGCCAATTTCCGATCAAGGGTCTCGGCGCGCTCCACCAGCTCGTACTCGTCCTCCAGTCGGCTGTAGAGGCGTTCCAGATCAGGTCGGTCCCACAGGATGTCCGGCTTTTCCCGAACAGCCACCCGTCCCGAAAGTCGGTGCTGAACCAGAAGGGCCTGGCCGATCAGCCGAATGATCTCTCGTCTGCCGCTGGGCGAACGGCCGTCAACGGCGAGGCGGGTCGCGAAGGGCTCTATGGCGTCGATCACTCCGGTCAGACGCCGTTCGTCGCGTGCAAGGGCCACGCTCTTGGCCAAGGCGTCGGCGATGATTAGCAATTGCTCCGGCGAAGCCGCTCGAAGCTGGATCGCTCCCGTCGCGTTGATCTGTTCGTCCTGGTCGGGCTGGATAACTATTTTGGCGGTTTCTTCCTCCGGCGTGCTTTCCGGCGCCGAAATTCGGCCGGCGATATCCGCGAGGATCTCCGCTTCCTCAATTTCGCTCATGCCGATCAGAACCACGGCCCCGTAGCGAAAAAGGGCCGTCAAACCCGTTTGACCCGATTGGAATGACAAGGGCACGGTGGCGACGACTCCATCGTTTTCCATGCCGATGGTGCTCAGACGTTCGCCTAGCAGCAGGGCGTGCGCCCGGATCGATCGAGTAGGCGATCCATCGTCGCGGGATTCAGAGAAGGCGCCGGGAACCACCATTGGTCGGACAATATAGCCCCCTTCGGGCCAAGCGCTCAGGCCGCCTGAAGCCGAGTCATCCGCCGCAGCTTGCGGAAGGAAATCAGTTGTTGGCCGGCTTCGTCCCATAAGGTCAGGCCGGCGCAGCGGATACTCTGCAGAAGGGTCAGGCGGCTGACGTCGCGCAGGCCCGGCTCATCGCGCAGCACCTGCGGCAACCGATAGTAGGGAATCAGGCTGTTGAGGTGATGCACGTGATGGATCCCAATATTGGCGGTGAACCATCTCAACACAGCCGGTAGATCGTAATGAGACGATCCCAGCAGCGCGGCCTCCTGAAAATCCCAGGCATTTTGGCGCGCCCAATAGGTATTTTCGAACTGGTGCTGCACGAAGAACAACCAGACGCCGATGGACGAGGCCAGCAACGTGATCGGCAGATAAATCAGAAGGAACGGCAGCAGCCCGAATCCAACGATCATGCCGACGACAACCAGAGCGATCCCGAGATTGGTCGTTTGGACCGAAATCCAAGGTCGCCAGCCCTGGCGCATCATGCCGACTGGCAGGCGGTGCTGGAGCAGGAACAGATAGGCGGGGCCCAGTCCGAACATGACGAGCGGATGACGGTAAAGCCAATAGCCGAGACGCCTCAGCCGAGGCAACGCCAGGTACTCCTCGACGGTCAGCGTCTCCACACCGCCCAGGGTGCGTCGGTCCAGCGCTCCCGACGAGGCGTGGTGCAACACGTGGGTGTGACGCCAATAATCGTGGGGGGTGAGCGTAAAGACGCCGATAACCCGACCGACCCAGTCGTTGAGGCCTTTGTGGGCGAAGAAGGCCCCGTGGCTGCAGTCATGTTGGATCATAAAAAGTCTGACCAGGAAGGCCGCCGCGGCCGGCACGAGCGCCAAGCCCCACCAGATGTGATGGTCCAGCGCAATCCACGCGAGCACGCAGATCACGACCAGGGGGGTGACAGTGACGGCAATTTCGAACAGACTGCGGGCGTTGTTTGGCTTGCTATAACGCCCTAGCCTGCGCGCCACGGTGCGTATGTCGCCTATAAGGCCAAGTGTCGGTTCGATAGGCATGGGGAACCTTGCGGAGGCGCGAACAATCCGCCTCAACGGTACTATGGAAAGTGGGTATGGCTGACCAGATTACCAGCGATGGGTCGGTCACGTTGACGGCATTTCTCGTTCATCTCCGTTTCGCTGCTTCGTCTGAGCGGAAGATCAACTGCCCGCCAAAGGGCAGGGATAGTCTTCGGATTCCGCGATGTCGGCCCGATCATCGCTCCGCCGGTCCGCCCACCGTGGGAAAGCCGGAGCCACTGCACCCCGGCGAGCCGTAGCGCACGAACTTCTGGATGCGTTTTCCGGTGTCCACTTCGGCTGTGTAGATATTGCCTTGGCTGTCCAGGCTCACCTGGTGTAGCCAGTGGAACTGGCCCGTGTTGCGCCCGCCGCTGCCCAGCTGGCCCAGCTCCCGCAGCGTCTTGCGGTCCAAGATGTAAATGGTCTGGTTGGTGTTGTCGCCGACGAAGAGGCACGTCTGCCCTTTGTCCTTGGAGAAGTTCATCGACACCGAGGTGCCGGGCATGACCGGCAGGGTCTCGGTGCGCGCGCTGATGAACTGCTCGGCGAGGAAGCCGCATTTACCCGGCTCGCCGGCGGGATTGGCGCAGGGCTTGCCGAGGCTTGGATCGGTCTTGTCGAATACCTGGATGCGGTCATTGCCGCGGTCGCAGACATAGATCTTGCCGTCGTCGGCGATCTTCACGCAGTGGACCGGGTTGCGGAAGAAGGCGGGCTTCAGATTACCCTTCAGGTAGTCCGGCGGCCAACGACCCGCCGCCGCCGCGCCCGCGTCGTCCACCGGATTGTTTCCATAGGCGCCGAAGTGGCCGATGTATTTGCCGCTTGTCGCATCCACGATCAGCACGCGGCGGTTGCCGTAGCCATCGGCGATATAGAGCCGATGGGTCGCTTCATCGACCACCATGTCGGCTGGCATGTACATGGTCGGGGTGCCGTTAATCCCGCTGCTGGTGTCATTGCTGTTGGGCGCGGTGGGCGTGCCGCCGATGCGCATCTTGAAATTGCCGTCCATGTCGAACTTGAGCACGAAGCCGTCGCCGCCGTGTGGGTTCGTCGTCCAGGCCGCGCCGTCGGTCGGAACCTTGCCGCTGCTGCCCGCCAGCCAGACATTGTCGGACTTGTCGACGTAGATGCCGTGTTCGAGGTTGGGCCAGATGCAGCCCTGGTCTTCCCGGCACCGGTTCTGCATGAACCCTGGATCGGCCGGGCCGCCCCAAGCACGCAGCAGCTTACCTTTGGCGTCGAACTCCAGCACCGAGGGCGCGGCCCGGCAGCAGTCGGCCACAGGCCCCGTGGCTCGCGCGTTGCCTAGCCCGTTCGCTGGGGCGCCCTTGAGATTGATCACGCCCGGGAGGGCGCCTTCCAGCCCAGCCTCATCGTTACTCAGCGTGCGGGGGCGGTTGTAGACCCAGATGTGATCGTGTGGATCCACGTAGAGGCCGCCGATCTGACCCAGGATCCAGTTGTGCGGCAAGGGCTGGGGCCAGGAAGGGTCGGCCACGAAACCGGGCGTCTTGCCTTTGGGCGCCACGTGATAGACGCCCGTGCCCTTGACCAGCCGATCGAGCGCGCCGGTGTTCTTGAGCGCGGCGGCGCCATCGGGCGCGGCGGCCGAGGCGGCCGTCCAGGCCAGCAGCAGCGGCAGGACAAATCCCAGGCGTTTCATGCGATGCCTCCCAAATTTTGTTATGCGTTTGGAGCGAGCTTAGCGGCTCGGGGCCGGGTCGGCCACAGGGTTGTGGATCGGTTGCCTTGGGGTCGAACAAAACAAGAACATTGTCTTGACGAGTCAGGCAGGATCGAGGAATATTAGCTCACTCCAGAGAGTTCCGCCGGGGCGGACGGCTCTGGAATTCACCATCAGATCGTCCCGGCTGCCCGCACGGCCGTGAGCGGCGCATCCCCTGAAGGCGGGCGCAGCCGGGGCGGACCCTTGCACCTTACGCGCCGCCGATGGGCGCAGGAATGGCTCCATGGACGACGTGCTGAAAGAGGCCAAGGCGGCTTTCGAGCTGTGCGTGGCGCATGAGGCGGACAACCGGGCCGAGGCCCTGGATGACATCCGTTTCGCGCGACTCGGCGAGCAATGGCCCTTGCAGGTTCGTCGGGCGAGGGAGTTGGACAACCGGCCCTGTCTCACAATCAACCGCCTCCCGGCTTTTATTCGCCAGGTCGTCAATGACGCGCGGCAAAACCGGCCGGCGATCAAGGTGCATCCGGCGGATGACGCGGCTGATCCGCAGGTGGCGGAGATCTTCAATGGCCTGATCCGCAACATCGAGGCCACGTCCGACGCCGACGTGGCCTACGATACGGCGCTGGATTCCGCAGTGACCTGCGGTCTGGGCTATTTCCGCGTCAATACCCGCTACGCCACCGATGACGGCTTCGAGCAGGACATCGTCATCCAGCGAGTGGCCAATCCGTTCTCGATCTTTGGCGACCCCTATTCGACGGCGGCCGACAGCGCCGACTGGAACATCGCCTTCGTGGTCGACTTGATGCCCAAGGTTCGCTTCGCCGGTCAGTACAAGGGCGCGGACGCAATCGACTGGGATGGCTTGGGCTATGGCGCTCTCAGCGCGCCGTGGCTGCAGGACGAGCGAGTTATGGCGGCCGAATATTGGGTGCGCCATGAGGTCAAGCGCCAGATCCTGGCCCTGTCCAATGGCGAGATCGTCGCGGCGGATGAGTATGCGCAGAACAAGGCCCTGTTCGACGCCAGCGGCGTCAGTGTCGTGGGCCGCCCGCGCGAGGTGCTGAGCCATGCGGTCAAACAGCATGTGCTGACCGGGGCGGAAGTGCTGGACACGGTGGACTGGGCCGGGCGGTTCATCCCCATCGTGCCGGTTCTGGGCGACGAGGTGTTCCTGGAGGGACGGCGGCATCTGCGCTCCTTGGTGCGTGACGCCAAGGACTCTCAGCGAATGTTCAACTACTGTCGCACCACGTCCACCGAACTTGTGGCGCTGGCGCCGCGCGCGCCATTTGTCGGACCCAAGGGCGCCTTCAAGAGCGACGCGGACAAGTGGGCCACCGCGAACACCGACAGCCACGCTTATATCGAGTACGACGGTCAGATTCCGCCCGCGCGCTCGGCGTTCGCGGGCGTGCCGGCGGGCGCTTTGCAGGAGGCGATGAACGCCTCGGACGATATCAAGTCGATCCTGGGCCTGTTCGACGCCTCGCTCGGCGCTGCCTCCAATGAGAACTCCGGCCGGGCGATCCTGGCGCGGCAGCGAGAAGGGGACGTTTCCACCTTCCACTTCATCGACAACCTGTCGCGGGCCATCCGCCACGCCGGGCGGATCATGATCGATCTGATCCCACAGGTCTATTCGACGCCGCGCATGTTGAGGGTGCTGGGTCCAGGCGGGGAGTCCTCAACGGTGGCGGTGAACCAACCGCCGCAGTCTCAAGGCGCTCCGACGGCTGAGCCGCTGGAGTCGGTGTTCGACCTTTCCGTCGGCAAGTACGATCTGACAGTTGAGGCCGGGCCGAGCTTCACCACCCGGCGCGAGGAGGCGGCCAGCCAGATGATCGCCCTGATCCAGGCCTTCCCACAGGCCGCGCCGGTGCTGGGCGACCTTCTGGCCAAGAACCTGGATTGGCCCGGCGCCGACGAGATCGCAGAGCGATTGAAGCTGCTGTTGCCGCCGCAACTTCAGGGCGGGGAAGGCGGCGCGGGCGCCGCCGTGGCTCAGCAGGTGCAGGCCCTTCAGTCGCAGATCGCCGCGCTGCAGGGCGCGCACGACCTACAGACCCAGAAGCTGAACATCGACCAGTTCCGCGCCGAAACGGACCGCATGGAAACGGTCAACAAGCTGCAGCCGCAGGGCGGGTAGGGCCTGTTACAGACAGATATTGAAAATTTGTCTGTAAATCAGATATACAGACAGAAATGAGAAATTCGTCTGTATGAAGCCCACCGCCATCCCGCCTGCCGTACAGACACTGTTCGCCGACCTTCTCCAGCAGGTGGAGACCGCGCCTGTGGCCGGTTCGGTCTACCGTCGCACCGGCCATGGCGCTGAATATATCTATGCGAAGACGCCTGTGGGATCCGGCCGAATTGACCAGTTCGTCGGCAAGAGCGGGGATTCCGAGGCCGAGGAACGCGCCATGTCTCTACAGACCGGCGCGGAACTCGCGACGCAGCGTCGCCGCATCGTTGCTTTCTTGCGCCGCCAAGGGCTATCGGGACCCGATCGCGCCATGGGCGCCATATTGGATGTCCTGGCCCACGCCGGCTTGTTCAAGGCCGGCGCGGTCCTCGTGGGCACGGCGGCCTATCTGATCAGCGAACCCCTGGTCGGAAGTCGCCTGCCGTCGCCCACCTTGATGACGGGTGACGTCGATTTGGCCACCGCGAGCGTTGCGCTCACGGCGGAGCCGCCCGAACGCCTGGAGACCATTCTGCGGCGGGCCGATCCGACATTCGAGGGCGTGCCGCAGCTGAAGGCCAAGGCGCCGCCCTCGCGGTTCCGCAGCGCCAACGGCTATCTGGTCGATCTCGTCACGCCGACGCGAAGCCGCGAGGATTCCAATCCGGTGGCGCTCGCCGCATTGAATGCCGGGGCCGCACCCTTGCAGTATCTGGCGTGGCTGATCGATGGCTCGGTACGTACGGTCGCCTTGTCCGGCGCCGGGGTTCTGGTGAACGTCCCCCAGCCGGCGCGTTACGCCGTGCACAAGCTGATCCTGGCCCAACGCCGCGACGCCTCGGGCCGATTGAAGCGCGCCAAGGACCTGGACCAGGCCAAGGCCATGATCGAGGTGCTGCGCAGGCATGACCCGTTTGCGCTGGAGGATGCGCTGAACGACGCCCGCGCGCAGGGTGAGAAAGGCTGGAGCGAGCCAATCTCTCGCTCGCTCAGTGAGATTGGGCTGAGAGACATCTAACAGCGTCCAGGCGCCGGCTCCGTAAATCCCGTCGGCGCGCGCCGCCTTCGCCTAAACCCAGAGGACCCCATGAGACAGAACCCGCCGGCGCAGCCGGATGCGGGCGCGAACGGCTATGCGCCGGGCGCGCCCGAAGAGACCGATGCGGCCGAAGCGCCCCCGCCGGATGACGACGACGAGGATGATGGTGACGGCCTGGTCGAGGTGCAGCACGAGGGCAAGACCTATTCCGTGCCGGCGCCGCTGAAGGGCGCGCTGATGCGTCATGCGGACTATACCCGCAAGACCCAGGCTCTCGCGCAGCAACGGCAGGCGCTGGACGCTGGCCATCAGGCCTTGCAACAGGCGGCCGAGGCGCACGGCGCGCATCTGGCCGACTGCGCCCGGCTGGTGGCGCTCGGCGATCAGATCGCGCGGCTGGAGCAGCAGAACTGGCCCGCCCTGCACCAGCAGAATCCGGCCGGGGCTCAGCAGCTGCTGACCCAGCTGTTTCAGATGAAGCAGGCGCACGAGATCGCGGCCGGGCAACTCGCGCACAAACAACAGGTCCAGGCCTTCGACCGGCAGCGCCAACACGCTCAGCAGATCGAACAGGGCAAGGCCCAACTCGCGCAACAGATCGACGGCTGGTCGCCGGAATACGCCGCCAAGCTGGGGCAGTTCGCCATGAGCCAGGGCCTGACGCCGCAGGAGGTTTCCTCGGTCAGCGACCCCCGGCTGGTGGTGCTTCTTCACCACGCCTACCGCGGACATCAGGCCGACCAGCAACAGGCCGCCGGCCAAAGGCTGGCCCAGGCCCAGGCCGTGCGCCCCGCCGTTCAGGTGGGCGGCGGCGGCTCCGCTCCCCAAGACCCCAATCGCATGTCCACCGATGACTGGATGCGCCACCGGCGCGGCCAGCTCCGCAAAAAGGTTCGATAGACCATGGCCAACGCTCTTCTCACCCCGCAACAGATCACCCGCGAAGCCTTGCGCGTGCTGCACAACAAGCTGACCTTCATCGGCGCGATCAACCGCCAGTACGACGACAGCTTCGCCAAGGCCGGCGCCAAGATCGGCGACACCCTCAAGATCCGCCTGCCTAATCAGTATACGGTTAGAACGGGCAAAACCCTTTCAGCTCAAGATGTTACTGAGCAGAGCGTGTCGCTGCAGATCGCCACCCAGAAAGGGGTGGACGTGAACTTCTCGTCCTCCGAACTCACTCTGTCCCTGGACGATTTCTCCAGCCGCATCCTGGAGCCGGCCATGGCGGTGCTGGCGGCCTCACTCGAGGCCGACGCCTTCACGATGTACAAGGATGTCTATCAGCAGGTCGGGACGGCGGGGACCACGCCCAACACCTTGCTGACCTATCTGCAGGCCCGAGCGAGGCTGAACAACAGTCTCACGCCCATGGACGCCAATCGCACGGCGCACCTGTCGCCATTGGCCACGGCCACCATCGTGGATGCGCTCAAGGGTCTGTTCCAGGACTCCAGCGCCATCCGCGAGCAGTACCGCGAGGGCTCCATGGGCCGCACGGCCGGGTTCGACTGGTTCGAGAACCCGCTGGTCCCCACGCACACCAACGGCAACACCGTGGCGGGGGTGACGGTGAGCGGGGCGGGCCAGACCGGGCCCGCGCTGAACATCGGCGGGGTGGCCAACACCAACACCTTCGCCCACGGCACGACCTTCACCATCGCCGGCGTCTATGAGGTGCATCCGGAGACCAAGGCGGTGACGCCGCGCCTGCAGCCCTTCGTGGTGGCGGCGGACGCCACCATGACCGGTACGACCGGCCAGCTTTCAATCAGCCCGGCCATCGTCACGGGCGGCGCCCAGCAGAATGTGAGCGCCTCGCCGGCCAACGGCGCGGCGATCACCATCACAGGCGCGGCTTCCACCGGCTATGAGCAGGAGATGGCGTTCCACCGCGACGCCTTCGCCTTCGCCACGGCCGATCTGGTGCTGCCCAAGGGCGTCGATTTCGTGGCGCGGGAGGTCTACGACGGGGTGTCGATGCGCATCGTGCGCGCCTACGACATCAACAACGACGCCTTCCCCTGCCGGATCGACGTCTTCTACGGCTTCCAGACCATCCGTCCACAGATGGCCTGCCGCATCACCTCCTAAGCCTGACCCAAACGCCGGAGGACAAGATGCGTCCTCCGGCGCCTCTGTCGCCGCAGGAGATGACCATGGCGCTTGCGACCTATGACGACCTGAAGGCCGAGATCGCCGCCTGGTTGAGGCGCTTGGACCTCACGGCCGAGATCCCTAGCTTTATCGCCCTGGCCGAGGCGCAGATGAACCGTCGCCTGCGCGTGCGGCCCATGACCGCGCGGCTGACCCAGAGCTGGAGCGATGAATACGTCGACCTGCCGACCGACTTCCTGTCCGAACGGCTCGTGAAGCTGACGAGTAGCGCCGGGACCACGGTGCTGCGCTACCTGACGGCCGAGGAGATGGACGCCAAGCTCAGGGCGCCCGCGAGCGGCAAGCCGCGTTTCTACGCCCTGTACGGCTCGGAGCTCAGGCTGCATCCGGTCCCGGATCAGGCTTATGCGGCCGAGCTTGTTTATCTGCAGGCGCTGCCGGCCCTGTCCGACAGCAATCCGAGCAACTGGCTGCTAACCGGCCATCCGGACGCTTATCTGTACGGAGCCCTGACCCAGTCCGCGCCCTATCTGCGCGCCGATGAGCGGCTGCAGACCTGGACCGCCCTGTTTGGCGCGGTGCTGACCGACATCGAGACCGCCGACCGCACGGGCGCGGCGGCGCGACTGATCTCCGACGCGCCAACGGGCGGGCGCGAACGCTTCAACATCATCAGGGGCTGACATGGGCGACACGACAACCGCCAACTACGGCTGGACCAAGCCCGAGGTAGGGGCTTCGTCCGATAGCTGGGGAACCAAGCTGAACGGGGACCTGGACAGCATCGACACAGACCTGAAGGCCGTGGCGACGGCGGCGTCCGCCCTACTGGTC